TATCGGTTACGTTTCCGATAACAATGTGTGGCTCTTCTGCAACAGCCTCAGCAAGTGCTTGCTGTCCGCAGAGGATAGTATCAAATACACGTGTTACTGGTGTTACAGTTACAACAGTAGTTGCTGTTACAGCAGCAGTGTTGGCTGTATCTACAGTGAATGTAGTGGTTGAGCCAGAAGTGCTGATTGCAGTAATCTTTGCACCTGATGCAATACCAGTTCCAGAAATCTTGTCGCCAACCTCAGCGCGGGTTGCAATTACAGCAGAAGAAGCAACACCGAAGGTGAAGCCTGCTGATGTACCTGCAACGGTTACTGCGGTTGTGGCAAGAGTAGCCTGGTCTGCGCCATCTTTAGCATTTGGCAAACGAGAAGACTCAACAAAGAATGCTCCTTCGTAATCGCCAATTTCTCCTGCCCATACGTTATTAACGGCTGGGTCAGAGTTGATGTGAGCGAAGTTCCAGCCTAGGTTTCCAGACTCTGCACGCAGGTCGTGGGAAACTTCTGGGTGGATACCGCACCAGTAGTAAGAACCACGGCGAGCCTTGGCCTTATTAGCACGGAGTTTAGCGACAGCCTTGCGGATGTCTGCTGAATCAATTGTTGCGGCTGCAGTAATTGTTGCGGTGCTTGTAGCAGTGCTACCACCATAAATTACGTTAGTTCCGCCGATAAGAGTTGTTGAAACAACCTTGTCGATAGAATCAGCAAGGTTGTATGCAATGATATTTGCAATTGCTGGGTCTACGTCTGCTAGTGAGAATAACTCAAGAGCGCGGGTTACTAGGACAGCATTACCGTACTCGTTAAGAGTAATGGTTACTGATGTTGGGGTTGTTAGAGCAACTGCATCTGGGTCAGTTGTCTCTGTTAGTGTTGAAGTTTTTGCATCCAAGTCAACATAGCGCTGTAGCACTACAGTTGAACCTGGGATTGCTTGACGGGCAGGACGCTTATCTGCGACAGAACGAAGTAGTGGTTCTGAACGGAGAGCGAACTCGAGAAGACGGTCATACGCCTTCTGTACGAGACCTGCGCCACCAACTGTACCACCGAGAGATGTGCTCGCGGTTGATGTAAATTGTGACATTAGTTTTAGTCTCCTTGACTATGAACGGATTATTGTTGTGAACGCAAGAGACTTAGAATCTCCTCGGTAGAGGATGCGTTATCTAGACGCGATTCAACATCTTGCGTTTTGTCGGGAGTAACCGCTCCCTGAGTAAGAACATCTTGATTGCGTAATGCAGCAAGGTTGTTCCTGTCTATTTCGGGGGCATCTGACATTTTAATTCCGAATAGGTCGGCATTATCTCCAAGCCAGTTAGTAACTGTCTCTTCGTTAATTTCTTCCAAGTCTTTCATAATTAAACGTGCAGCCTTTAGGTTTACGCCCTTCTTTTCTAGGACCTGACGGACGGTTGATTCTTTCTTATCTTTGAGGAATCCCTCAAGTTGTTCAGAAAGTTCCTTGATACGTTTCTCATCTGACCTTTTGGCTTTCCTTAGTTTTTTGACTAAGTCATTTCCATCTAGGCCATCGTTGGTATCTAGTTCGTCTTCTTCGTCTTCCCAGTAGTTGTTGCTCATAGCAACCACCCTTCTATTCGTTGTTAGTCGCAAGCCTCAATTACCACGCGGGGACTGTGGGTTGGCTCTTGCTATCGGTCTGTTACTCTGGCGGGGCCGATAGGTCCGCTCAGGATTCTATTTAAAAAGCGCGATTTGCTCTGCGCTGTGATGCAAGTCCGAGTTCTGCTCGTCCTGCTTTGCCACTATATCGGGCCATTTCTTGCTCACCTAATAATTCTAATTGTTCAAGTTCTTTTGCAGATTGACTAATAAGAGCCTTCTCTAAGCCTACTTGACCAATGTCTTCAAGTTTAGATATTTGAGAAAGTTTAGTTGTTGTAGGAAGTGCTCTAGCAATCTTGCTAAACTGAGGTGTTAAAGAGGCAAAGGTTTGACCACTGCGAGCATATTCCTGTGCTCGGCCTAGGTCCACTCCACCGATTCTGTTAATTGCTCCAAGTCCTTGTCCTTCAGCAGCAGCGAGAACTTCATATTGCTCAAGTTCATCAACAAGTTGGTCGACTCCTTTTTGTCCAAGAAGAAGAGTTCTAGCAAGAGTAGGTCTATCGACAGTTGGGAAGTAACGACCTAAAGTATCTTTAATGGCTTTAGGAGCCATATCAATACGTTGATATACCTTGGCTATCTTGTCAGCAATAGTAGTAACTGAGTTGCCTTTACTAATAAGTTCAGTTGTAAATTCATCAGTTGCGATACTACCTAAATTGGCCTGATTAAGAACATCCGCCATTTTTGCTTGGGATACAACATACTCTGCAATGGTCGGAACAAGCACTGGCTTACCTGTAAGTTTTAAATCTTGAAGGGCGTATATACCCTTGAATCTATCAGTAAATGGTTTTAAGGCAGGATTATTACGGGCATCTTGGAGTGCTAGATTAAATGATTCGTTTACATCAGAACCAGTTCTGTAAAACTTTGATACCACATCATAGAGTGAATCTACCCAAGGTTTTGCTGCTTCAGCAGCGCCAAAGAATAAGGCTAGACTGTTCTTGAATTGGTCTCTACCTAAAGTACGAGTAGTGCTGGTTCCAGCCACACTTCCAAAAATACTTGTGCCACTTCCATCGCCACCATCGCCACCATCGCCACCATTGCCATTATTTCCGCTGGTATCAGGAGATGGAAAATCTTGAAAAGAACCATCATCGTAATAAACCCTTAAAACCCTACTTGCTCCAGCGCCAAGTAATTCTCTACGAGTTTCTTTTTTTCCTCCGCCAACAACAGGTTTTGTAGTTGTTGTATCAGTTACGACATTTGTGCCTCGGATAATTTGCCAAGAACCACTTACTCCGCCTACCCATTTAACCGTATCACCACGAGCAATATTGGCTGGATTTAAAGTTGGCTTTGGGGTAGCGTTTTGAACTGCCTCAATAGCATTAGATGCTTGAGTTGTAGCACTTCCGCCCTGGGCTTTAGCAACTGCCTTAGCAGCATCTACAATAGCATTTGCGTCGCCAGTATTAACTGCCTGCTCTAAAGCGATAGTTGGAATCTCTATATTCTTTTTTTCAACCTGTGCTTTAGATTCTGCAACGCTTTTTTGTAAGGCTGCTAAAGGGTCAGCGTCTGCGGTAATTTTTGATTTGGCTCTGGCTTCTGCTCTTAGCCTTGCCTCTGCTGCTGAGTCAACCATTTATACTCCGAATCCTGCAACGCGGGCAAAGCCTGTTGCTAAATCGCGTGCTCCTTCTGAAGCCCAAGTTGTCTTGTCAGCATTAGGATGCATTTTAAGATAATTAGTCCAGTCAGCAAGGCTACCCATTGGGGCCTTACCTGCTGTTCCATCTGGACGAATAAACTTATCTAAGTCTGGGTTTTCTAAATCAATTGTTGATGGGTCAATTTCCCACCATTTAGCCATTTGACTTACATAAGGTTGTACTAAATCTAAAACAGTAAGGCTAGGATTTGCTCTTAAACGGTCACCAAATAATGGATAAAGTTCAGCAGCCTTAGCATTAAAGTTTTTTTGTAAACTGGTTAAATCAACCTCACCCTTGCCTAGTTGAACTGCATAGTTAGCAAGTTCTTTATCGCTTAGATAACCTAAACCATTAGCCTTTGCTATTGACCTTAAAGAATCAATCTGATTGATAACTGAGGTAGGCAAAGTCTTTGGGTCACCGATATTAACTTTAGCCCATAGGTAATTCTTAGCAAAAGAGTTAGCATCAAAAGCGCTACCACTAACAATTGTTTCTTCTGTGCCATCTGGACGAACTACAACTTTGGTCTGCTTACCACTAGCCTTTGCGGCCTCTGTTAACTTCTCGTAAAAGTCAGCAAGGTCTTGTTCTCCGAATTGGGCAAATGGTCCCTGTGAAAAACCAATTGCTTTAGCAGCCTGGCTCAGGATTGCGTCAGCAGTAAACTTGTCATAGTCAGTATAGGTAATCTTTGTATCACTGGTCTTAGGGGCATTCTTTAATTGAATCTCCAAGATGTCCCAAGGAGTATTCTTTTTGCCCTCTTTGTAAGAAGCAACTGCAGCATCTATAAGACTATTAAATACGGTCCTGCGAGCAGCATCGGTAGGTTGGCGATTCTGAACAGCAATGACATACTCAGCAAGTATTCGTTGAGCAGATTTAGATAGGGTAGAAAAAGACTTCTTGATAAAGGCAGCATCTTTTTTAACTAAAGTGCCATCTTTATTTGGCATCCATATATAGTTAATAGTCTTTTTAGTGCCCTTATTAGCAATGTCACTTTCAAGGTTTGAAATTTCTTCTTTAGGGTTTGGTATGCCTGAAGTGTCTCTATATCTACTCATTACCTACCTCTGTTAGACTATCGTTTTCAAGATATCTGTCAATGATGTTTGCAAGTTTTGGGTCTACTAATGGAATCACTTGGTTAAGATATTCATTCCAAGCATTCTGTACTTTTGATTTACTCCCCGAAGGAGCATCTTGGTATAACTTAACATAATTATCTCTATATCGCATCAATGCTTCTGTGTCTACCCAGAACTGAGTGTTACCGTGTTTCTTCATAAAAGCATCGTTGTTGACAATCTTAGTTAAACCCCAAGCATACACGAAAGGAGTATTTTTAGTTTCTCTTTTATCGAATTCAAATTTCCAATCTGGACTAAACTCACCTAATTGATTTGCATAGTTTTTAAGTGCATCGCGTAAGACTTCTACGGAAGCATAACTTGCATATCCTTTATCTCTAGCAAGTTTGTTAAGGTCAGCCTTATAGGCTACATACGCGTTCCAAACTCTACCTACTTCAATATCTTTTTCAACATCTGCTATTGACTTAAGTGGTAAGTTTAACGTTGTTCCATCAGGTAGAGTAACTCCTGGTTTGTTTAAAATCCTGGCTATATTAGGGTCTGCTTTTTCGCCAGCAAGGTCGGCAGTAATAAGACCGATAAGATTTTTATCTTTAACAGCCAATTCTTTTGCAAGACCTGAGAACTCTTCCCATACTCGCTTATATCCCTCAGCCGTTGGAACTACATAAGCAGCCTTAGGACGGCGCTTTGCGCCAAAATACAAACGTTCCATTGGGAATGGATTCTTTGCACCAAATGCCAGAACCTGAGTATTGAGTTCAACTTCCGCAGCAGCCTTGGCATCTCTATCACTCATACCCTGAGCCTTATACTTATCAACAGCATTTCTAAAGTATGTTGAAAAGATACTGTCAGGACGAGAATCTACTACTGCTGGAGTGCCAAGAATAGAAGCAAACTGCCAAGCCGCTTTTTCAAGAAATTTTGCTTTTGCTGCTTTAATTACTGATTTTTCTGTGGGTTTTTTACCAATCTCCATATCATATAAAGCCATTTGATAATTCCACTCAGAATTTACAGAGTCAACCCATTCTTTCTTTGAGTCGTCTCCATTGAGATATAACCAAAAGTTACGAGCCCAGGCTGGGGTAAATACCTGGCTTCCAGCCTTGCCTAAATCTGTTTCAAGACCATATGGAAATAACTCTTCGTAAGAATACCCAGGTAATTTACCAAATGTATCTTCAATTGCTTGCTTAATAATCTTATCGTTTCCAGGCTTTAAGGCCAATACTTGACCTAAAGCAGCAGGAACAATATATGAAGGACCAGCAAAGTTAGCAAGGAAGTTTATAGCCCTAGTTCCAACCATTATCCCTCGGCCATCTTTTAGGCCAAGTTCTTTAGTTCCAGGAACCAATAAATATTCTGCATCTAAAACATTTTCAACTGGATTTCCATATTTATCTACACCGAAGGAGTTATAAACTCCATAGTAAGAGTTAAGGAACCCAGACATACGCTGAGGCGATTTAGCAGCAAAGCGAGTATAACGATATATACCGCTAGCAGATGCGTTAGGGAAAGCAAGAACAGTACGAGCAGCAAACAATGCTCTATTCTGACGACGTATCGAATAGAATGTTTTTTCTGCTTCTTTAACCATCTCAATTGCTGCTGCTTGACGAACTGAGTTAACAGTTCCTGTTGTAATTTCATAGCCTTGAGATGATAATAATTCTAGTTTTTGCGCAGTACGTGTCTTAAGTTCTACGCTACCCCAAGCCCAACGAATCATATTTTCAGGAGCAGAAAGAACTGACCAGGCACTGCCTGTAAGTCTGTCGAATCCATCTAAGAAACCTTTGGATTGCATAAGAGGTGTTGCGTAACTATTATCAAGCGGATTAATAGGAGTCAGTCTATCTAACTTGTCGCCCAATAGTTGGGCTAATTGATTTCCACGAACCTCACCTTGAAGAGCAGCGGCTCTTGATTCTAAAGTCGGTAGATAACGATTAACATATGAAATCTGGTCATCAATTATATCTATGATTTCTGAAGGGTCACGACCAAATTCATCTGCATAAGAACGTCCTGGACGCTTTAAACCCCAAGTCTGAATAATTTCATCACGAGAACGACCAGCAAGAATCTGGTCAACTAATGGGTCTCCACGCATATAGTTATTGACAGTATAAGCAAGTTCGTCAAAATATAATGGGTTAGTAACATCAGTAATATTACCTGCTGTACGACGACCTAATAAGTTAAGACGAGAGGCAAATTGTTTATCGCCGAGAATTTCAATTTGACGTGTATTGCGGTTAGATATTTCAGCCTTATAAGCAGAACCTAAATGATTCTGACTTTCAAGACGAGGAAGCATAACAGTCTGTCCATTACTTAAGACATAACCTTCTTCTTCTTGACGTCCGCGTTTACGAATCCGAGCATTATCTACAACAGAGAACTCATCAGCAAGTTCTTTACGGGTTGGTCCCATAGAAACCAGTAATGCATCGATATCGTCATAAGCACTTTTAATAGTAGTATTAAGAACATTAAGGTCAGGGGCAAGAGTATTGATATCTCCTGCAGCCTTTGTAATAGCCAACTCCGCAGCGCGGATTTCTCCTGCAATCTTTGGGTCTTTTAATGTCTTAAGATATTGAACTCGTCGAATTAAACCATAAAGAGTTGGGACTTCTTCTCTTTGTAATCCAAACTCTCTAGCCCTATCACGCATTCTTGTTTCTAGATTGTTAATCAATCGCTCGGCTGCTTTAAGGTCATCTGCTACTTGAGCAGCATTATTAGCCTTAGTCATAGGAGAACGGGCAGTTGGTGCAACAAAGAACTCAACCCATTCGGCTACAGCATTATCAACTATATCTACAGCCTTGTCATACTGGTCTGTTAATAGACCGTATTCTTCTTTAATAGCCTCTCGGCGTTGTTTACTTTTAATATTGGCTTTATTGACCAACTGATTAAATCTTTGTCTATTATTAAAGAGAGTATTTCTAGTAAAAGTCTGTGCACTGTCGGCAAGAAATTTAGAACCTTGAGACATAATTGCTGCATTCATTGGCTCAAAAATAGAGTTTTTAGGAATATATGCTGGGCGAACTAATTGAGTAAATGAGAATAACCTATTGCCACCTTCAAAAAGAAAACGACCAGCAGAAGTAAAAGTCATCTTAGTTGGATTTAAAGCACCATCTACACTATCTGCCTCACGAACAATTTTACCGACTGGTATGAGTGGAGTAGAACTTGCTAGTTGGCGCTGAGTCTGTGGGTCAATCACTGCTCTAACACCGCTTGGGTCCATAGCAAAAGAATCACGTTTTAAGTCAGAATGATACTTAGTAAGGTTTTCTGAAAACTCATTAATGAATGCTTGAGCCTGATTACGGCTAAGACCCATAGTTGCCAAAACATCAACTGCTACTTCTTTGTTTATTTCTTGGAAAAGAACTTCTCGTTGACCGTCAGTCTTTGCTGCTAAAACTCTTTCGGTAAGATTTCTGCGATACTCTGACGAAGGAATTACTGAACCATCTTTAAGTTGTACTGTTCTGGTTCCTTGAGCAAATAATGGAATATCATCCAACCAAGCATTTAACTCTTCTAAGGTATCACCAGGTCTTAAACCTGAGTGAGTTATAAATCCACGAGGAAGTTTACCGCCAGTGAATTGTACTAAGGCAGTAGCAGCGCCTCCGCGCTTACCGCTTCCAATAAGAATCTGTGTTACTCCGCCAACGTTACTATAGTCACGAACTGTAGTCGCTGCTGCCAACTCTTGCTTCCTTGTGCGGACCTTAGATACAGCCCCACGAGCAAATGGAATTTGAGTAAATGGAATTACTGGTTCAATTGGTTTATAACCTTGACCAAGTACACGCGGTTGAGGTAAAAATGTACCTGTCTGAACATCGAACTCATCACGCATAAAGGCATTAAAAATACGCTCGGCCTCTGGATTTTTAGCAATCGCATCATCGAATGCTTGACTCCAGCGCTCTCGCGCTTGATTATTATAAGAACGATATGCGCCATTCTTCATAAAGTCTGCAGATATTTCTGCTGCTGCATCTGATAGATACCATAAGTCGTCAGCCCTTTGAGCCTGCATTAAGCGTTCTATGGCTGGAGCATATCCTTTATCAGCAAGGATTAAGTCACGAACAAAGTTAGGGTCTTCGGTTTCTTTAATCAAAGTTGCTATACGAGGGTTATTTGTATGAGGCTTTAAAATCTTGTTAATAAGAACAATGTCTTTTGTATTAGCAAGGTTAACTATATCAGTACCAAATACAGTTGTTTCTCTACCTGAAATTTGGTCATCTGCTAGTTTCTCTAACTTAGCCATAGCGTTTACATCATAAACATTAAGTTTATTACTTAGGCCCGAGGCTCTTGCAGCAGCCTTAACAGCAGATACACCACCAGATACCGCACCAAATATTGCTACGTTACCAACTATAGCGTCTGTAAAACCAGTAAGCCAACGGCCCGTTGTGTTATCCACAAAGTTAGCCTGAATGTCTTCATCATTCCATAAATTAACACGGTCAATATCTATTCCGCCATCTTCAAGGATAACATCAGATATGCCAGTTATATGAAATGGGTTTAAATAAGACTTAGTAAGGGCTACACCTAAAGAAACATCCTTGCTTCGATTATAAGCAGTTTGAATATCGTCTAACTGAATCCCTTTGCCATAGGCATCGTCTTCAAATAAAGGACTTTCTGGGTCAGTTAAAAGCGCTGCAGTTGAGATTGGGCGCTTAACTAAAGGACTAAATACATTTTCTTCAAGTTTGATAGCAACTTGTAGTAATGGGTCAAAAGGAATGACTGCTTCTGCTGCGGTCTGCGCTGCGTAATCAGCCATACCATCTTTAAGAAAAGAGTTTAGGCTGGCTTCTTGTGACTTTGAAAGACCTTGTGATACTTGTGCTGCTTGACGCGCCACACCAATTTTTGCACCCGCTGCAAGAACGCCACCACTAGGGCCGCCCATAATTTGGGTATTAAGAGCCTGAAAAGGAGCAGTAATTCCTTTACCAATTTGGCTAGCAGCAGCCCCTAAACCTTTTTTAATTGGTTCTGGTATGGCTTCTGCAACAAACTTGGTTGCAGTTAAAGCATCTTTAACGTTTTGTTGCACAGCCCTCTTGCCAATATTCCAAGGGGAAAGTCTGTCAACAATTTTTTCCATTGAATCTTTGTCGCCAGTAAGGGATTTTCTAAAGTCACTCCAAAAAGACATTTAGAACCCCGAATATTCTGGATTAAAAGTAGAAGGTTCTCCACCTTTAACATCCTCATTAGTAATCTCTCTAATAAAGTCATCTCTATCAGTTGGACTTTCCCAAGGAATCATTGACAAAGTAAAAGCAATAGCAAAGTTTTCGTAACCAAGTGAGTTGCCGAATTTGTCAAGATGGTCGAAAAAAGTATTTTCCATCCATCTCATTACAATATCTCCCGTAGGAGGGCGTTAACCATTCTTTTATAAGAATCGGGCGCTCCTGGCATACGTGCTGCGTTAACTAAATCGTTTCTATATCGCTTGATTAATTCGATATTTTCAATCTGACGCATATCTGGATTTAAACTTTTTGGAAGAACTTCACTTCCGCGTCCTTCGCCAATATCAGCACCATCTGAAATTGGTCTAAACTCTGCGGGCTCTGAATCAAGTGGTTCTAAAGCGCCAAGAATTTCAGCAAGACCTTCGCCTCTAGGCATTCTTGGTGCTGGATTAGCAGCAGAGGCGGTAGTTTTTACCCCTCCACCTTGTTGAATTTGTTCTGCCATAGCAGTGTTTTCTCCTTGAGGAAGTCCAGACATACGAAGTTGAGTAGCCTTTGCTACTTTCTCAGCCACAAATTTACCTGATTGACCATTGCCACCATTACCAGATACGCTCATAAGATTATTTTGTGATGCATCAGGTCGATATCCTCCGCTAACCATCACTTCTCCTCTGGTATATATGAATATTCTTCAGCGCTTAATAGCATTCCTTTGGCTAACCAAGGATTCATATTGTCGCTTACATCTGTCATTAGATATCGAGTGCCTTCAAAATCAGACCACTCGCTTACTAGAACCCATCCTGTACAGATTTGGCTCTCTGAATCTTCTAGTTCTTCAGCAAGAACTCTCATTGCTTTATTAATAGCATCATTAAACTTACTCATTTGCTTTGCACTTCTTGATAAAAGGGAGGTGATGAGTAAGCACTTACTTTAGATGCAATCTCCATAGCCTGCATAGGCTCTGCTCCTGCGTGAAGTGCACCTAAAGCATAAGGCCCACCTGAACCGATTGCATAAATATTATCTTCACTCTTCATAACCGATAAGTCTTCATCGATATCAAAGATTTCTCCACCTACTGACATCAAGAACTGGAATCTCATTCCATCTTTCTTGTCATCATCAAATGTATAACCGTTGTCAGTTAAGCATTTGCGTAGCGAAGGCATAGCCTTTACTATCATATATCGGTATGGGTCTTTTTTATCCTTCGCCGTAAACTGTGGCGGAACCCATATGTTCTGTGCTATATCGCAAGGAGTAACTTCTCCTGCTCCTGCAATAAGTACAGAGCCACGTTTAGCAATCTTCTTCATTACTTTGTGAGCGTATACCCGACCAGAGTCATCAATAACACGACTGTCAGCAACTAATATGCTTTTGTCGTTATATTCAATTCCGATAATCGTTGTCATTGTCCCCTCCTAAATTATCTTCGGCGAATACTTCTTACACTTGCGTTGGCTTCACCAGCCCCAGAAATACTAGAAAGAAGACTTAAGATATCTGGTGCTGCTTCTGCAGGAGGTAATTCTACTGGTGCTTCACCAGGAAGAGCGCCTTCTACTGGAGCGCCTAAGGGAGCAGGGGACGGTTGCTCAACCATTTGTTCGGCAGCCCCAGCAGAAGGAACCTGCTCTGCAGGTGCGAATGTTTCTTCAATCGCATCTTCAAGGGCTACACCCTTTTGGCGAGCCCTAATTACTGCAGCAATCTTACGAACTACATCGCTAGCATCTCCGCCTTGGGTTGCCATAGCAGGAATTGCTTGAGTATATGCAGTTAGAGAACCAAGTAAAGCCTGACGCATATTCTCAACTTCAATCTTTTCAAGTTCTTGTGTTACGTTAACCGTAAATGGTAGTTCACGCATTGCTAGGTCTTTGGAGATAAGTCCTCCACCTAGAGCCTGTAGCATAAAGATAAGACCCTGTGCTGGGTTTAGACCCGCAAGCATTCCATAACGAACATCGGCTGAGTAATCGCCTTTAATGTCCTTAACAGGGTTATAGGTAATTTCATATGGTGAACCAGAATCAACACCACGAATAGTCTTAACGTCTGGGAATATGTTTTCGTCTACTTCAAAACAAATCTGAATAACATCACGAAGTGCGCTAGCAAAGATTGCTTGAGCGGACTTAACTTGGGTATCAAAGGCACCCATAAGCGCCTGAACACCTTGTCCTGTGACAACAGATGCATCAATGTTACCTGTACGTCCTTCAGGGTAACGTGCACCTACACGCATTTCTTGATTAAGAAGCGTCTGTTCTGTGAATGCACCTTGTGGTAAGTTTAATTCTACGCGACGAACGCCCGCTGGGTTGTTTGTGCGGATAACCGCATCGCCACCAAGCATAAGTTCTTGTACGTCAGAAGGAAGAACGATAGGAGCCTGGACAGATTTCTCTGCAGCCTCCATAGCAAGAAGTGCAAAACGGTTGCGAAGCAACTGAATACCAATAATGTCATCAAACTGACCACGCATCTCACCATCAACAGATGGCTTACGAGCGCAGACAATCATCATTTTACCTAAAGGATTTTTAGCCTGGGATAAAACCAGGTTACTCTTTGTTGGTAAATAAACTACTGACTGGTCTTTGTCATAGTAGCGAATCATTTCAACCTGTTGAGTTAAAGATTGCTCATAGCGTAATTTGCCAAGCAAGTCATACTCAAATTCAGGGAACAAGGAAACAAGTTCGCCCAATGTCATCGTGTAACGTTTTGCAAAAGCAACGCAACGTCCGTAGCGGTCAAACTCAGGGTAAGCCCCTATTGGGTTTTCTAGGCGTATGCGAGGCAGTTTTGCTTCTTCATCCAGTTCAATTATGAACGGGAGGAATCCATATGTGAGGTACCAGTCTGCACCTTGATACATTTGTACAGATAAATCTGAGTGAGCAAAATAATTAGAGGCAATGCGAGTGCGTGTATCAGCAAACTTGCGAGCACGGTCAGAAACCGAATTCGCCGCGTTACAGTTAACTGCTGGTAGTGGTGCCATAACCTCTGAAAGGTCTCGCGCCACAATATCAACAAAATTTGCCACGACATTGGCATCTACCCCATCTGGAAAGAAGTCAGGATATACGCTAGCAATCTGACCTTTGCGAACAGCAAGGACGTCTAGATTACGAGCATCCCTGTCTGAGGCGCGGTAGCGAAGAGATTCGACTCGCGCTGCTACCTGTTCGATTGAAAGTGTCATAGGTTCCTATCCGTATATATCTTGCCATTGCTCTGCAAAGGCTTCGTCAAGATTAATTGTTGTTCTGCGGTAAGTTTGAGCCTTGGTAGCCCAACGATTATGTACCCAGCGTTGCTGAGAAGTTCCTTGTTGCATCATCTCACGTATGCGGATGATGGCAAACCAAAGAGCCATAACACAGTCAGTAGCATTTTTGGTATCAGGCTTCCAAGTAATCAATTGCTGTACTAGCGCCTTAAGACCTTCGCTACCTTCGTTGCTAGGTAGTTCTATTAAATTATTATCTTGGAATCTTCCATCTCTAAGACTGCCAAAAAGACCTGACATAGAAGCCACACCAAAGTTAGTATCCCACTTATTTTTACCAGTAAAGTGAGAGTTGAGTTGGCAGCCATACATCGAGAGCCAGTTGCGCAATTCGTCGTCGAGTGCGTAGGCTTTCTGATGGGCATTTATTTCAATCCTTAGTTCTTGTGCTTTGTATCTTTGTACCCAATCTTCTATAAGGGTACGAATCTTTGCGGGGGTAGGGTCGGTCATATTTACACAATCAAGAATATAAATCATTCCGTCAGCCTTGTTGTAAGTTGTTACAACGGCTGCGGTATTACCAGTCATAGCAGGGTCTAGCCCTATAACGGTATACCCCTCGACTTGTTGTGGATGACCTGCAGCGCCTGGTTTAAGGGGCCCACGCTTTCGCATACCATTGAC